ATGAAAATAGCACGGGATTATGCAGTTGAAAATGAGAAAATTAAATCTGATGCATCAGATGAAGACTGGAAAGATTTGTTAAAAAAATATGGTTTAGGCAATATTATCATAATAGTACTTCAGCATTTGAACATGTATTTATTGGTGAAGAGGGTCGTGGAAATAAGTTAGATGGTCACCATTCATGGTATCACTATTATATAAACGATGGTCCTTATGAAAAAACGCATCAAGAAGATGTGATTTTATTCTTAAAAACTGTTCAAGTAAATAGTCGTGCTGAAATGAGCAATAAAGCTGAAGTGATTACAATAAGATATGAGTATACGGAAAAAGATAATGAAGGTTCAAAAACATTAATAAAACAAACGGGTGGATTTTTTGTTGGACTTAGTACAGAAGGGCTGTTAGCTATGGGTACTGTAGGATTTCTTTATGAACCGGATGTGGAAAATATACAAATAACAATAAACGACGAAAAATATACATTGGCAGTTTTTAAAACACAGGATGGAGATAAAAATCTGCGTACTTTCTACCCGAAAATTCCTCAAAGAAATAATTAATCCTATAATTTTTACTATTAAGTAAAGTACAGCAGAAACTAATTCACGAATTAGGTTGCTGAACAATATAAGGAAATAACGAAAAAATTTGGTGGGTATATACCCACCAAATTTTAGTTAATTGAACTTTTTTGATATTAAAAAAACAAGAACAAATGAGGTAAGAAGAAATATCTAAAAAGGTTTGTATGTGCATTCCAAAAAAACGGAAATAACACAAGTCACACTCCAAACAAAAGTGATAAATCGAACATAAGCCGCCTTCACATTTTTATACAAATTATAACATATTAGTAGATTCGGAAAAGAAAAAGCCGCAGCGTGTTCAGACGCTACAGCCTAGAATTGGTTCATGCCCTTTTAAGGCTTGTCAGATAAATGAATTATATCATAAACAATTTAGGGGGCAAACAAGGGCAAACAGAGTTAAATCGTTATCAGTTGGACAAGGCAATCAAGAAGTATCATGACAATATGTGTAAGTACATGAGAATGAAGGATGAGCTTGATTCATTAACAGCGGCGGCATCTACAGCTAAGTATGGTATTGAGGCAACAATGCCAAAAGCCGTTGGTGGCACAAGTGATCCAGTTCATGCGCATGTTCAAATCAGAGCTTCGCGCGAAGTACGTATAAACAAGATCAAAGACGAATTACTTTTGGTTCAAAATTTAACAAGCAAGGTAACTGGCGACATAGAGCAAGAAGTACTTTATTGGTTGCTAGAGGGCATGCCTTTCCGTTGGATTGGTGCAAAGCTTAATATGAGTCATACAAGCGTACAGCGAGTACGAGAACGTGTTATTGATATGATGATGAATTAAACAATAATAACCCTGTCCTCATTTTAAGACAGGGTTTTTTACAAAATATTTTACACTCTCCGAACAACGGCCAAATAAATAGATGATGATATACTTTGAATGAAAAACACTAGCATTACATAATAAATAAAATATTCTTTATCTATTAATTTAAACATTGCTACTAGTGCTACTCCAATTAATATACCAACAGTTAGAACAGAATAAGAAAATGACTTGATTTTAAAGATGAGCATTTGACCTCTCTCATCTTGCGACTCCATCCTACGTTCAAATGTAGATTTGTAAAACTCTGCAATAATTACTAACACTGCTAAAACACAAATACTAATCGTAGCTACGTTAACCATTATTCATCCTCCACATAATTAAATACATCCGTTATTTCTTTCTCAAATGAATTAGCAATTTTAAAGGCTAGAATCAAAGACGGATTATATTTATTTTTCTCTAAAGCTGCTATAGTTTGTCGACTGACACCAACCACATCTGCTAATTGTTGTTGTGTCCATCCTTTTTCCGCCCTACAAATTACTAATTTGTTATTTAACAATAGCACCACCTCTTGTATAGATTGTAATTTATTTCTTACAAATTGTAAACTATTTCTTACATTATATAGAGTTGGTATTTTCAAGATGTTCCAAGTGTTACAAATGTGCCAGATGTTCCAAATGTTCCAAACGTATCAATTTGGGTAAGTTGCGGTGTAAACTAAAGGGGAGGTCGGACAGGTAAATGTTTCTTCTCTTGGTATTTATAAAATCCTAATTATTAGAGAAAGACAGACCGACGACCGACCAGCGATGAACAAATTTGTTCGGAGCATGACATACATGGCCGGCCATATTTTTAAAGAGATTAGGTATCTAAATAATATAAAGGGCTAAAATCAACCACCAAAATCTTTTTATCCCCTTTAAAGTTTTTGGTGATATTTGCTTGATTTTGTCTAAGGTATAAGCCAATATAAAGAGAACAAGAGTTCTTTATTGGTCGAAAAGTTTACCAATATCCCCAAATACTGTATGATGATACTAATAAATTCATAGAGAGTTAAAGGGGATAAAAAGAATGGATATTGTAGGGCTTAGACATTTTATTAGAGATTTCAATATTGATACAGGAAATATTTCTGTAAAACTTGTACAAAAAATAGATTGGGAATATGAAGTTTACGAACCAATAGTGCGAGAACAAATGCAAAGAGATTTAAAAGAACTATATACAGAGGTGCTCCAAACTAGATTATTTGAACTTCCACAAGAAGAATATAATCCAAATGTAGGCCAGGATGGATATCTATCAGTTGCTCCGTTGCATGTGGCACATGTTAATGATACTATCGAAAAATTAGAATCAGAGGAGAACATTCACGGGGACATGAATGAAATGAATCTAGACAATATAAATTTTTATTGTATTAGATTTACACAGAACACAGAATCGGTTTATATATTTCGACGATTTACGAAGATGAAAAAAATCAGACGAGGATTTACAACTTTTATAGAAGATAACACTTTACGTAAATTTGATAATGATCTTTTCATAGGTTTAGATAGAGATATTGATATATTAGTATATCAAGGAGAAATGTTAATAGTTAATAGGTTTGCATTACAAACTATTTTTAATCTTCATGATTATTTCACAAATAGAGCAACAGAGGCTTTAGATCATATTGAGAATGGAAACGTAATATCTAATTTCGAAGAATTTAGAGAGGATTGTTTAAATGATAGACAAGCCTCCAAAAGAATTACAAAAATTATTAATACGCCTGGACGGATTGAGGGATTCTTAGAGAATGCCAATCTACTTCCCAACGTGATAGCAGAGGCTGACTTAGAAATAGAACTTAATGAAGAGGGAAAAATTATATATACACGGAATAGACAGGTGCGAAGTCAAATACTTTTTTGTATCGCTGATGCCTATTACCTGTCGCTAATATTAAATCGTGTAGGCGAAGATATTTCGCAATAATAATGATTAGAACGGAGGGAAAGTATGAAGGTTAAAAGAAGAATTCAAAAAATACTTTTTTACCTTTCGTCTTTTATTCCATTATATTTATTATTATTTATTCAAAACATACAAATACGTGATAATAGTGGGCGATTTCTAGCGCCAAAGGAATTTTTTAGTCAATTTTTTCAAACGAGTACATCTGTTTCATTTTTTTGGCTGGGGCTGTTAATGTTAAGTTTACTATCTTTATTTGGGGTTTTTTTGTTTTTCTTAGTTTATACTAAAACAGAAGGAAGAATAGGTGAAATCAAAGATACTGAATTTGTAAGAGAGGATACTCTTGGTTATATAGTCACGTACATTGTCCCATTAGTAACTATGGACATTCAAAGTAACAGAAGTTTGGTAATTAACTTTATTCTTTTTATAATCATTGGTACATTTTACGTAAGAAATGATCAACTTTTTATGAACCCATTGTATAATGTTTTTGGATATAATGTTTTTTCTGCAGAGAATCAAATTTATATTACTAAAATAAGCAAGTCGAAGTTAATGATAATTGCAAAAAGAAATTTACAAGTAAAAAAAGTTAATCTAGTAGGGGATATTTATATATTAACTGAGCATCAACAAGGGAGAGAGAATCCCGATGATTTGTATGGTTAGATTAGTAAACAATATGAAAGCATGATAGTTTGATGCTGGTTATACATCTAATAATTTATCCCCCCTTTTAGGTCGCATCCTTAATTGAATGTGACTTTTTAGTAATCAAAAAAAGAAGTCATGCCTTTCTGTAGTGAAACCCAAAAGATAGACTTTAACCAGAATGATTTTCTCCATTCTGGTTTTTCTTTTATGCAGCCAATCTTTCACGATAGGTGACTGACTACATCCAAATTTACTCTTTATTCGCTTGTAATTATAGTAGTAAATATATTGATTAATTGCTTGTTTTAGTTCTTCAAAACTAGTATAGATAACTCGGTGATACATTTCTTGTTTTAATAAGCCGAAGAAGTTTTTCATTGGCGAATTGTCTAAGCAGTTTCCTTTTCGAGACATGCTTTGGAATATTTGATTGTGCTTCAGTAGATTGGCGTATTGTTTCATCTTATAGGCCCATCCCTGATCTGAATGAAAAGTGCGACGATAAGGACAATCCACTGTTCGTTCAATAGCTTCTAGTTGGGCGTCATGAATGGCTTGTACATTTGGGCGTTCGGATACACGATAAGAAATGATTTCACCATTAAACATATCCAGAAAGCCGTCTAAATAAGCCTTCTTCACGGTTACTTTTCCATTCTCCTCAGTCACGAAATACTTGAATTCAGTAGTATCTGTTGTCAATTTCTAATGGGGAATGGATGTATAGAAACGACGGTGAATTCGATTCTTCTCAACCGTTCCAACAGTGCCTTTGTAGGTACTATATTTGCGAGATTTCCTTGTAAATTTCACACTTTGGAGACCAAATCTAAATCATCCAACCATTCTTCACCGTACTGAACGCTATCGGGTCCTTTTAGGTGCTGCTAAATGAGATAAAGGACTGGGAAAAGTCGGACAAACGAAAACTGATGATTACTGGTGAAAAGTATTACAGAAATAAAATGGATATTGAAGAAAAGAAACGTGGTGCTTCTTGGAAGTCTAATTTAAAGTTAGTGCATGGGTATGTGAAGAAACTTGTTGACCAAAAGGTTGGTTATGTACTTTCAAAGGAACCATCTATAACGAGTGGAGATGAAGTATATCAGAAAAAGCTAGATGAAATCTTTGATGCTGGAATGATGAATCGTTTACGCAAGGTAGGAAAAGAGGTTGTTAAAAAGGTGTAGCTTACCTGCATCCATACTTTAATGAAGATGGTGAGCTTAGTTTCATGCGTTTCCCAGCTGAGCAAATTATACCGTTTTATGCTGATTCCGAGGACATGAGAATCGAGTCGTTTTTGAGAGTATACGAAACAAATCATTACGAAGGTGGATTTTGCAAGACACTTAAACAAACAGACGCTTTTCCATTAAAAAAATAATTAGTTAAATTCCGAATATTAGAATAATTTATGTTAAGTTATAGTATAATTTAACAGATAAATGGTCGTAAGTGTTAAAGAGTTAGCGAAAAAGGGTGTGATAGTTTGGAGAATAAACATTCGATTATTAAACTATTTAGAAGGTTAAAATTATTAGGGTTGGTTTTTATGGTGATTGTTTCACTTACATTGATCTCGGGGTTTCTTTATGAATTAATCAGTTATAAAAATGTGAAAAGTAAATTTCCACCAGATGGACAGATGATTGATGTTGGAAAAAGAGAAATACATATGAATATCCAAGGAACCAAAACGAATCTACCGCCTGTTGTAATTGAAACAGGAACAGGTTCTTGGTCTTATGATTGGTCAAATGTTCAGCAAGAATTATCAAAGTATACCCAAGTCATAACATATGACCGAGCAGGATATGGATGGAGTGACCCACCTCCCAATGGATTTTCTGTTGGCACTACGATTGAAGATTTAAGTAAGATTCTCAAATTTTCTGAAATTGAAACACCTGTAATATTAGTTGGTCATTCTGTTGGCGGGATTTATTCACGACTCTTTGCAGACAGATACCCAGAAAAGGTATTTGGATTAGTTCTTGTTGATTCAAGAAATGAATATTTTTCAGAGCAAGCTACAGAATATAATAACAAGTTTTTCGAGACACAAGACCAAACTATGAATCGTTTCTTATCTCAAATTGGAATAGTGCGACTATTAGGGGCAAATATATTTTCTAATTCCATACCTGATTACATTTCCGCAGAAAAATATATAAATGTCCATTGGGATGCTCCGTTTTTCAAAGTATTAGATGAAGAAATTAAGGAAATAGAAGTCTCTGAAAAATTACTGAAAGACACTCAATCTCTAGAAGATAAGCCTTTAACAATTGTCACGCCAGTTGATGTAGAATTAATGGCCTTAGAATTGGAATTTTCAGAACAAGAGGCGAATGACCTTAACAGGAAATGGAAGGATTCTCAAAAACGATTGACCAAATTATCCACTAATAGTAAATTCGTCTTAGTTGCAAATAGTACTCACTCTGTAATGTATGACAAACCTGAGGTAATAATAGAATCAATATTGGAAATGGCTGATGAAATTAATTGATTTTAAAATAATAAAGATATCCCTTATCACTAAAGGCCCTTCCCTGGAGTTCTACATTATGTGTTCATTACAAGTATTAGTGGTATATCTTAGAATAAATCAAATAATATCTATAAATAAAAAAATCACTTATTAAAAAATAATGAGTGATTTTCTTCTATCTATTGTATTTGTTGCCTGTGAATGTTTTTTATAATGCATTTCACTAAGAATTAAAAGCAACCAAAGCAACAAAAAAGCAACCAAAAATCTGAATGCAAGTGAATCTCGGTGAAATCGAAAAATTATACAACCACATAAAACCTTGCTATAATAGGCTTTGCGAATACATATGAAAGAGGGTAAAAAGATGAACGCTTACGATGAATATAAGCGTTCATTCTTTGTAGAATCCTAGATGTATCAGCCTTTGTAGAGGATAAATGAGCTTGATTTTGAAAAAAGTCACGAAAAGTAAACATTTTTCTTCAGATTTCCTAAAGTTCAAATATTAACTATTAATTTCATTTCCATAAAATTAATAAATTCATACAGGTTATTTACTGAAAAACATTAGTGTCAACATTCACTTTTTTGTGTATAATATTGGTAAAATATAGCTAATAAGTTATATTATATTAATATTAAGGAGATATAAATAATATGGATGAAACAAGAACAGATTTAATTGAGAGTAAATCAGGCACTCAAACTTTAGTTCCTTTTAAAAATTTCGAATCATATTTACAAGAATTAGGATTACCTCATGAGGGAATCATTGCCTCAGATAGAGAAAGAAATTTAATGAGTATAAACTTGCCTCAAACAATTCAAGACCTTTCACAACAAACTAAAAGAGACGCAGTATATTTATCAAAGTTTGTTGCCAGTTCTGCTATTGGTTTATATGATGCGGCGTTAAATTATTTGTGGAATGAAGTAGTTGTATCATTAAGAACTAAAGTAAATGTCTATGGACTTGATTTATTCTTTGACGCAGCTGTGGGAGGGGATTTAAGAGAAACCTATTCAACTTTCGACGATTTAAGTTCCATAAAGGATAATACTTTAATTGATACATGTAGAAAGTTAGAATTAATATCTGATCTTTTACATGAAAAATTAAAACATATCCTATACATGCGTAATAATATCGGAGCTTCCCATCCAAATATGGAATCGATCAAAACTTTTGAGCTACTAGGTTGGCTTGAAACGTGTGTAAAAGATATTATAGATGATAGACCATCCGAAGCTGCTTTGTTTGTTCAACAACTTGTAAAAAATCTAAAAAATGATGAATTAGTAATTGATCAGCCACGAATAGAACAAATTAAAGAAAACTTACAAAAACAAAATACACGAATATCAGGCAATTTATTGATAACACTTTTCGGTATTTTTACCAAGAAAAACACGTCTCCGAATGTAAGGGTAAATATTTTAAAATTAGCACCAATAGTGTGGGAGACAAGTCCAGAAAATAAAAAATATGAGATTGGTTTTAAACTAGATCAATTTGCTTTAAATTTAGACGATGAAACCCTTGCTTTAGGGAATAGTTTCTTAGAAAAATGTAATGGTAGCAATTATAAGAGTGAAGGTACTCGCAATAGAGAAGTAAATGCACTATTAGATAGATTAATAGATACACATAATTCTAGAGATAATTTCCATCATGAAGTACCTATTGCTAAACAAATAAAAAAATATATTATTGAAGAAAGTGATATTTTGCCTAATTTTGAAGATAAGCTAATTAAAACGATATTAGTTTGCAGAATTGGTAATGGTACATGGTATTGCGAAGGAGTCTCTCCAGGTGCAAAACAATATTATGATGAAATCATTAAGTTATTTAATTCTAAACAAATAAATACATTAGTTAAGTTTCTGAAACAACCAGAAATTCGTAATCAATTTAGTATACACAACTGTTTGCAGCAAACTAAAGTAATATTAGAGTTAATAAACCTCGATTTACAAGAAGCTCGAACTAGAGAAGCGATAGAATTTATTTTGGATAATATTGATAACTATAAAACTAAAATATTTACGACAAAAGAATTAAAGGAATGCTTAAAGTTTCTTTAACATAAGTTAAATGTGAGAGACGTTACAGAGAAGATTTAAATCTTTGTAACGCCTCTTTTTGTTATTATTAATTTCGAAAATTAAAGTACTCTTCAGTCATTTTTACTTTAATAAAAAATGCTTTTTTAAATAGTATTTCTTAAAAGTTTAAACCTCCAATAGTTCCGTAAACTTAGCATGCATTTTCTCAGATGCATTGGCGCGCATTCCTGATGTCACATGTAAATAAATTTTCGTCGTGGTTTTAGAGTTTTTGTGACCGACACGATTCATAATGAAGTTCAGATTCACGCCAGCCTCTGCCAATAAACTAATGTGCGTATGACGAAGGATGTAGGTGCGGAATTGTTTGTTGATGTCGGTGAGGGCTCCTAGTCGTCGGACGGTTTGGTTGAGCATTTTGACGGTAGGGGGGATGCCTTCTTTGTCACCGAATACAAAGTCAGATTTAATCCATTCGCGATCCTCACGCCATTTGTAGAGCTGCTTCAATTTCTCTACGACAATGTCATCTATGTCAACGGAGCGGATGCTGCCAAAAGTTTTTGGTGGTGTGAGCTCGAAGTCGCCTCGAATGCTTTTTTTCGCATATACAGTTTTGTTAATGTTAATGATTTTTTTGTCTAAATCTACGTCCTCTAATTTCAAGGCAATCGCCTCTCCTGGGCGCATACCTGTAAAGGCGATTGTGTAAATGAGAGTACGGTACATAATATTGCGGTGCTTGTTCACGTAACTTAAAAATTCCTTTAATTCTTCGGTTTCTAAATAGAGCTTCGCTGTTTTTTCATTACTAACATCCTCTAATGCTAGCTTTTTCTTTGGTATAAATGAAGCTTCAACAGGGTTTATCTCAATTAAGCCAATTTCCTTCGCATATGCAAACATCATCTTCGCCACATTGTGTGTGCCGCGTAGCGTGTAAAAGGCTGTGCCATTTTCAAATAGATGATTGAGGGTACCTTGTATTTCAATGGTCGTGATGGCGGTCATTTTCTTTTTCGCCAAGTTACGTTTCAGTAGGGAAATGCAGTAGGCACGATGCTCGTTGGTCGTTTCCTTGTTGCCCTTCATACGATATAGCTTCAGCCAATCTTGGCTGAACTCTTCGAATGTCACCTTCGCATCAAAGGTATATGCCTTTTTCAGCTCTGCAATAGCTTTCTCTACTTTTGCTCTTGCATCGCCTTTACTTTTGCCACGACGGGTAATTTGGCGTCGTTTGCCAGTGGCTGGATTACGTGGGCCTTCTCCTGTACAACGCCATGTCGTCTTATTGATTTGTACGAAATGCATTAGTTGTCACCACTTTCATGAATTACTTCCCAAATCGTTTTCAGTTTCTCGATGTCCTTTTCGTTACAGTTGGGTAAAGACTTATACCATTGCTGTAAAGAGGGGTAATGGGCAAAGGGTTCTTTCAATGTAGGGTTGTAAGACGCATCATGCAAATAGCCCGCAGCTTCTATCAGCTTCATGTAATCGTATTTATATGCTCTGGCAATTTGCTGTAACGTTTCGGGAGTTGGCTTTATGGGTTTGCCTGTACGTCGATCAGTGCCTTTTTCTAACATGGCCAAGTAAGAATACGTAATTTCCATTCGTTTCGCTGCATCACGTAAACCTTCATCACCACGTAGCTCCTTCAATAATTCACCTAAACTCACATCCTTCTCCTCCATTTCATCACCTATTTATGTGCATGTCTATCTTTTCATGAATATAAAATAGCCGCATCCCACAGGCTATTCCAATTCAGAATAATTGCTTGTTACTTATGTATTGTTCCAATCGTTTTACTGCAAAATCGTATTCGACATTAAATAGTTGTTGTACATGGTGGACGGTGAGGGCACTCGAATCAGATTGCTCAAGTTCATCCAGCATGAAAGAGGGAATACAGGCATGATACATGAAGTTGTTTGCCTTATTCTCTTGGTACTCACGGAATAGGGGAGACATACGCCCTTGATGCCCAGTATGTAAAAGTACATGGCAAAGCTCATGACAGAAGTCTTGCCATTGTTGTTGTGGTGTTAGAGATTCATTTAAAAAGAGCAATCCTGTATTTCCTGTAAAAAGTGCCTGGCTGCTTTCCGACCAAAAAAATGTATTAATCCTTAAGCGTTCGGCAATCGTATGAAAGTTAAGCTCCTGCGGCGTAAATATACCAATATGATTGTACAGTGTCTTAATGTATTCTTCAGTGTGTGTAAAATAAGTTACCATCAAACCATCTCCAATATTACAAAGTGAGAACTTGTGTTCTTCTTTAGTGTATAATAAAACCCCACTATTTGGTAGTGGGGTGATAATTACTGGTCTAAGTTTTTAATTAATTTAAGATTGTTTATGTAATCTTTTTTATTTAATACCTGTCTATAATCACTTAGCTCAATAACATGAGCGTAATCTTCACTTCCGGTTGTTCGTTCTGTTACCATTATTAATTGACCCTCTAAAGTTGACATATAAAGTAAACGTGAATAAATAGTTAATAAATTTTCTTCATCTTGTCCTTGGTGATTAGGCGTATCAATAATTAGGAACCTGAAGGGATATGTTGAATTGAAAATATTGTATTCGAAAACAGATAAATAATATGAATATATAGCTCGAGTTAGATCACTTCCAGAGTAATTTTTCAAACTAGGTCTAAAATTTGTAAAAGAGGGTGATGCTAATTCTAAATTTAAAGCTTCGGCATTGCTATGGTAAAGATCTTTCAAGGATTTAGTTAAACCACTAGTAATTTTTTTTGAAGATAATTCCTTTACTTTTTGATCTAACTTTATGTAGTCAAGCTGCATACCTTCTAAAATTCCGATTTGTTCTTCCAACAGCTCCTTAGACGCATTCGCCATTTCTAAAACGCCCTCTTGTTTAATATTTTCTATGAATGGAGATTGATTATCTAATTTTTCAATAGCTGTTTTTAAATGTTCTAATTCTATTTCTAGAACAACTATGTCATTTTGATAATTAGCTATATTTTCATTAGATAATTTTATATGTTGTCGAGTTTCTTTTTTTAAAATTTCTAATTCATCTTTTTCAGATATTAATCCTAGAATCTCAGGAAACTCATTTGTATGAGAAGTATGACAGATTGGACAAACGAGTTTCGATGGTAATGAATTAGAATATTTAATATCTTTAACTAGTTCATCGATATTTCCTTTAATAATGGATAATACTTTTCTGCTTTGATTTATTATATTTTCTTCTGAAACAATCATCTTCTTTAGATCGATGATTTTGTTTTCAGTATTGTTAATTTCATTTACTAGTCTAAGTATAGATTCTTCATGAATGGGGATATCCGGGTTGCTTTCAATCTCTTGAATATTTAGTTTTTCATATAAAGTTCCTAAAAATCCAGATACCTCATTATTATTTTTCTCTTGAGCACTTATTTTCTTTTTTAAAATATCTTTTTTTTCTTTTTCTATAAAATATTCATTTGGTAAAGTATCAGTGATATAGAGAATGCTCATTTTATCGGCTTCAAAAAAATGACTCATATTTGGAAATCTATTGGGGATATTACTCCAACCAATATCTTGATCAATAAATTGATACGAAAATAATAGTGCTGGCGTTGGAATAACCGATTCACCATTATTGTTTGTGATTTTTAGATTAATGTTAAAAATAGTGTTAAAACGTTCGGAAAAATCATCGTAAGTTATAAAAGTTTCGAAATTATCATTATCAGGAGTTTTTATATAAAAATACTTTTGATTACGTGCAAAAATGAATTCTGACTCCCCGTTTGACACCTCTAAATAATATAAATTTATTAGTTCTTCCCAACTATCATCAAATTTCACTTCACAACCAAGTGTATGTAAAATACTTTTAATTAACGAAGATTTTCCAGTTTTGTTTTTCCCAATTATTAAATTTAAGCCATCACTAAAAATTATTTCTTTAGCTCTTTTACTTTTGAGATCTATCACTAATAATTTTTTGAAGGATAGGTAACTCATGTTCAGATTCTTCTCCTTTCAATTGAAGTAATCTTAAATTTCTAATAAAATTTCTATGTTTAATATTCGCTAATTTTTTCGAAGTATTTTTCATAGAATAAACCCTCCAATATTTTCAGTTTGATATTCTGGTGCTGTATAGTATAGCTGGAGACTAAATTGTTAAAATCTGATGGGAGAGATGTTGAACTAATATTAAAAAAATGTTCAGTGAAATATGTCTCGTAAATTCCCAAATATTCTTCGATTTCTTCAAAATATTCAATGTCGTCTGGATTTAGAATCATGTAATCATTATGTTGTTTTAATGCCTTCTTTATAATCTTAATATCTATGATATTTAGGGGAAGGTGGGAAAATAATTCAGAAACTTCATTTTTTTTAATAAGTGAAGATTGTATTTTATCAAATATTTCATATGATATAGACTTTTTATTTAGTATTGTTTCTCTAGAGGCGATGTAATCAAATTTAGTGGTAGCTTTTTCCACTATTTCTCTTCGAATTGCCTCGTGCAAGTGTTGTACAGTATCTAATTGTAAATTTTTGAACTCCATCATTTGAACAAAATTACTGTGAACGATCTTTCTATGATTTTTTAAATCTAAATCTGTTAATTCAAAATAAGTATTTTTTATAAAAATATTAAAAGTTTGTTCAAATAAATTATCAGGACACATTGATAATGGAAATTCATTTCTAATTGAACTTTTAATATTATTATATGAAGTAGGATGAGTCACCTTTAAATCAGTCTTATAATGTACGGATTTAATCCAGTCATTTAATTCTGAGTTTAATTCTGAGTTTATCTCTTGGTTAGTTATGAAATAGCATTTTTTACAAATGTTAGGGAAGTTTAAAAAATTGTAGAATACATATCCCATAAAAGAATGTTTTTTACCTGGCTCTACTTTAAATAATCTATTATATGTAAAGGTACCAGAATCACGTGTTTTCACTTGAAAAAAATTCACTTCATTAAATTGAATCGAATCGTTGGAAATAATTAAATCATCATGCAGTTCGCAAAAAATAGTCTTTTCTTTGTTTTCTTCTTTGTAAATTGTAAGTAGTTTGTTGAAAGTATATGAAGTTTGAAATTCATATCTATTATACGAATCGCTTCCTGATTGTTCACGAGCTACTTTATTAAAAATCATTAAGCTTCACACCCTTTAAGTAATAAAATAAATGTGATATCGAATTAATTGTACAATACATGCAAATATGTGTATATGATGTATGATTTTCCCTTTTAAGTGATGAGAAAATAGGCAAACATTCGAATGGTATGCCTATTTTTTTTGTTCACTTTTAATCACTTCCCATATAGTACGAAGTTTGCGAAGTTCTTCCTCACTAGATTGTGGTAACTCTTTATACCAAACACCAAGTTCGGGATCATTGATGAATGCCTGGAATGCAGTTTCATCATCTTGTGGCTTTGATGTAGGTTCGAGGGTATCTGTACGGCCAAGAAGATAGTCAGTACTGACTTCTAATACTATTGCTAAATTAAGTAGCTCACTATCTTTAACGGGTCTTTCATTAGATTCAATTCGATTCATGACACTAACGTTTAAATTAACTCGGTTTGCTAATTCTCGTTGCGTCCATCCTCTTTTTTCTCTTAAGGAGATTATTTTTCTTCCAATATCCATGTTTTCACCGCTTTCAGTGAGTTCTAATATTAAATATATCACGTTTCCATTTTAGAAATAAAATAATTTCCAAAATGGAAATTTAATACTTGAATTTCTAAAATAGCAATGGTATATTGTATTTAACGAGTTGCTGAAATAGCAATTTAAAGAGGTGAGAAAAATGAAGACTTTTAATTTAGAGTATGTTAAGCAAAGACGACAAGAGTTAGAAATGACACTTCAAGAGGCAGCAGATTCAATGGAAATGAAGAATGCATCTACTTATATGAAGTATGAAAATGGGACATATTTATTTAAAGCAGAGCAACTGCCAATGTTAGCAAAAGTATTGAAATGTACTACAGAAAAATTTTTTAATGAAATTATTGCTGAAATAGAAATTTTAGAGGGTGTGCGTGATAGAACAAGAAAAAGTATATGTAATCCTTACGACAAGGCATAAAGATATTAATTTTGGTGGAAAGATTTCTGTAGATATTCAGCAATTCTATAAAGAGTGAGGCTTTATACAAAAACAATCTGTCAGGCACCAGTAGTATCTCCAATTACAAACGATTCTAAAAAGATTATAGCGAAATCGAAAATGGTGGTTAAAAAGGGGCTTTAAGAAAGACATTTGAACAAAAATCTAGAAGATATAACATGCTATGACATAACTGGTTTGGAAGGAGGTGAGAGGATGTATAGCGAGGAGTTTAAAGCGGATATAAGGAAGGAGTTTCGACAGCTGTTTCGTGAGGAACTGGAAAAGGCATTTGCACCAAAACCGTTAGTTCGAGAGCTGCCAGTACTATTAACTCGAGATCAAATGAAAGAGTTATTCAATATTAAAGATACAAAGGCCGCTGAATTGCTAGGGCGTATTGATTTTCCTAAGTTTCACGAGGCAGGGAGGGTGTTAATCCCAACCAAAGCTTTGTTGCATTGGATTGATGAACATACGGAATGGGTGAATACGCATACCACGTACTTTAAATCCATTGTGTGATGCTTCATATAAAAATTTTATCGCACAACAACTGAATAGAGTATTCCAGTTTGGAATGTGGAAGGTGGTGAGAATATGAAAATAGGAGCCATTTTGCAAGCATGCCGTGAACGTGCAGGGTTTTCACAAGAAGAAATGGCGCATCGCATGAATCGTACACAACCATGTATTTCGAAATTTGAGAATGATAACAAGGTTCCTGATGCTTCCACCTTCTTGGATTGGTTTAAGCAAACCAACTCGCAAGAAGTAGCTGTCGCATTTTTTATGGGGGTAGACGGACTTACTATCATGCAAACTTTGCTTCCGATTATCGGTGGATTTGCTTGTTGGTTTATTTGATGGCTGGTTTACAGTATTACTCAAAAAAATATTTGCTAGGAGGACATTATACATTATGGATATTCAAAAAATGATGAACGAAGCATTAGTTGAACTACATGAAGAGGGGACAGTTAAGGACATTATTAAAAAGCAAGTTACTTCAACTGTTGAAAGTTCCATAAAAGATTTGTTGGGTTCTTGGAGTCCATTATCAAAAGCACTTGAAAAGGAACTAAAAGAACAATTACAAATCAACTTAGATAAATTAGATATTCCTTCTTACAACGAATTGCTCGCTCAAGCAATTAAGAAGCAGCTAGATGATGCAATTTATACAAAAGGTTTAGAAGATTTTAATAGACGTGTTGGTAAGATTATTGGTTCTGGAATGCCAAATGAAATTAAATTATCGCAATTAGTGTTGAAAATGGCCCAGGAAGTTGACGATTTAGATGATTTATCTATGGATGATTATGTTGAGATGACCCTTTTTGTAGAAAAATCCAGTCATGTAGAAAATTTATACCACATTTATATGGACCCAAATGAGCATAAGCAATCAATTGATTGCAAATATCGTTTGTGCATTTCGGATGGTAAGTTATCTAGCGTTACTGTCAACGCTAAAGAAAAGTATTCCGCTGATCGTTTCTATTCAAAAGTTTCTCCTCGAATCATCATGGAGGGCAAGATGTCTCGTCTTGAAGAGGAATTGTTTAAAGCCTACGTTCATAGTATTCCAATTGTTGTAGACGAAGAAAAATGTGAGACTGAGATTTCCATTGAGAGTATTAGAGAGGATTACTAAACATTTTAAAAAATTCAAAGAGAAGAGGTGAGACATGGATGGATAAGATCAAAGCATTTATGGCTTTTCTTGAAGAGTCTAAATTCAAGGAACATAGGCTTGCTAATGCAAATTTAGATATGTGTTATTCAAAGTTCGACATGGATAAATTGTTAGCGATGTTAAAAGAAAAGCATGAAATGGCGAAGGCGGCAAGTATATTAGCTACCGATCTTTACGACGGTGTTTGCCATGCTCAAGTTATGTATGAGGACTTTGAGGTTTTAACGGCATAGGTTAAGGAGATCCACATTGAGCCTTCTATATTCGAACCAATGAAAAGTGAATACCTGTTTGCAGAGGTAAACGGTATTCATTTGGTGACTGTACGAAAAGTTGAGAATAAAAAAATGCAAGCGCAATGAGCACCTGCATCAAGCTTGAACTGTAACTTTGGTCGGTGCACAGTTCAAAAATTTAATAAAAACCTTGTCCCTTTATTATGGGCAAGAACTGTATATAAGTCAATAAAGGAGGAATTAACATGGAACAAATTTTAGAAAAGCTAGGTACATTTTTAGCGCATGAGGAAGAGCTGCTACGGGATTTTGCAGTCGATGTTGCTGAGGCTTTCGATAGTTGTTTGTATATGAGTAATCAAAAGGATTATTTTGCACAAAAAGGTCGAGTAACTGCACTTAAAGACGCAATTGAACTAGTGGAAGATTTAGAGAATCCTTTGAAAGCTGTCTGATTCGTTCTCGTCACAGGATTCATAAGCAACTTGCTTGTGAGTCCGATGAAAGGCAGGTGGTCCGTGTGAAAATCAATGTGAAAGAATGGTTGGCAATGAAGCCAGTTGAGCGTTATATGCTCATCTACCGAGCCGCACGTCAAAATGACGCTACCCTTAAAAGTGGGCATAAAAAAGGCTTACAAGCACTGGCATGCTAGTAAGCGGGTTAAGAAAAATATATTACTAAAACTATATCAAAAATCTAGTGAAGCAGCAAGAAAGGAGATAATACATGCTACCAGAAATTATTGTACATGACAGTTTACGTGTGTTGACAAGTGCACAACTAGCTGAATCGTTTAAAACGAATAGTAAAACTATCAATCGTAACTTTCAACGAAATCAGGATCAATTCGAACTAGGTGTACATTATTTTGCACTAACAGGTGGGGATTTAAAAGCTTTTAAAGGTGAGCGACAAAATGACGTCACCCTTAAATATGTTTCAGTACTTTATCTTTGGACTGAAAAAGGAGCATTTCTCCATGCCCAATTTTCTAAAAGCAAGCAGGCTAAAGATGCGTATCGAGCTCTAATTGATAACTATTACACAATGTTGTTGGACAAGCCACAGAAAGTACAGGCTCAAACTTTGGCAATTAGTCTAGTTGATTTTCAAAACTTAGAAAGTAGGTTGATGGCTTTGGAAAATCAAATGTGTGAAGTAACAATACACTCAGGAGAACAACTTCGTTTACGAAAAGCTGTGAATGAGCGTGTGTATCAATTAGCAGAACAAACAGGAGCAAGACGTGTATTATTCAGAGCCTTATATTCTGCTATCAAAGAACGCTATCAAGTGGGTTCATATCGTGACGTAAGACAACATGAGCTACAGGACGCTTTGAAGTTCATTGCTAACTGGGGAGCAGCATAGGAGGAACATTTATGTTTACATCAGGAAATAATACAGTCGATTTAGTGGGACAAATGCACTTAGAAGGTAACGTTATTCCACATATGTGGTTTGAAAGTTTCCGCCTAGATAGTGGCAAGCCTGATTTAAACGCCATAATCATTCTTGCAGAAATTGTTTATTGGTATCGTCCAAGTTATGAAAAAGATGAGACGACAGGACGTCTCATCAACATAAAAAAGAAATTCAAATCTGATTTATTACAACTCTCGTATGATCGCTTTGCTGAGCAATTTAGTTTTAGTAAAAAACAAGTTAAAGAAGCAATGGATCGCCTAGAAAATAGGGGCATTATTAAGCGTGAATTTCGGACGATTAATGCTAATAGAACTCGATTATCGAATGTGCTTTTTATTGACCTAAACGTAACTCTTTTAGAAAGTTTCACCTTTAATTCTGGTAATGGGGTATTACCGCAGAATGTAGGAGGGTATTCCCTTCAAAGTAAGGAGGGTGGTGACTTGGAGGTTGGGAGAGTGCAACCTTCTACGGTAGAAGGTGGTACCCCACAGGTGGGGACGTATACAAAGATTACTACAAAGATTACAAATACAGAGATTACTAATAAAAAGAATAGTAGTCGCAAACGAGTTTACGACGAATTCTCTGTGTATTACCAACTAGCTGATAGACTCTATCAAAAAATCCTGATTGATGATCCAGGCTTTAAACAACCAAACATGAATACATGGGCAGATGGTATTCGCTTAATGATGGAACAGGATGATAGAACAGTAGAGCAAATCGAGTATCTTATTGATTGGTCACAATCGAATTCATTTTGGAAATCAAACATTCTCTCAACCAGAAAATTACGAGAAAAGGCTACAACGCTAATTCGTCAAATCAAAGCTAAAAAGGCAAAAGAGGATAAAGCTAAATCGCCTTCACCAAACTATCATCGGCAAGGGCGTACAGAAATTGTCCCAGAGTGGTTCCATATGCGAAATGATGATAACGCAGAATTTGTAGAAGTCGGGCAAGAAACTGACTTTGAAGCTGAACAACAAAAAATTTTAGAAACTTTAGGGAGGATTAACAAAAATGTGCAATGATTCTTAGCAATAAAAAAATCCCCTTTTTGAGGGGATAAATGCTGATTAACTCTGTTGATTGAATTTAGAGTATAAGTAATGATCAACCCATATCATTGCAACAGTAAGTAATAAAAAAGCACTAAGAAAAAATAAGGGAAACATCATTAAGTTTTTTATAAAGAAACAAGAAATAAACCCTACTAGTGAAAGGACAAAGATTATGGGAAAAATAATTTTATTCAATATTTTAGTATTTGGAAAGAGCATATAGATTTTTTTTAATGGAATAGAATCTTTTGGTTGAGAGGATATCACCTTGTGATTCCAATCATTTATAAACATATATCTATTGTCTTTTCTTACTAACATTGAAGTTTCATTTTTCATTTTAATAATTTTCCATTCTACTTCTTCTAGAGTAATAAAAAACTCATTGTTAGAAGTTAAGTTATGATCAATCCAAGTAATCGTGTTAGATAAAACAATAAAAGCTATTGTCATGATGAGCCAAACGATTGCAAATGCTAGTAGACCTACTGAAATGGAAGGGAAAACATTGTCTAATGAACTAGGGTTGCTAAAAGCTATATAGAGAATGCCTATAGTTAAAAGGACAAAATTATAAACCCCATAATTTGATAAATCAATTTTGAATCTTTTCCAGTTAGTCATTAATATTTTTTCTATATCTGAAAGGTTTCTATTATCAATAATATTTTTAAAAGTAATAACCAATAATGGAATGAAAGCTATGTAACTAATTTCACTAAAAAATTTGGATAAAAGGTTCTCCATTTAAATGCTCCTTATTTTATATTGATAGTTAAATTTTAACATAAGTGTATGGGTAAAATTGATTAAAGGAAAGGAGAATTTTATGAGCAACAGAATCAAACTCTTAAATCTACAAAATATATTACACAATCAGCACTGTGTTACGTGTCCAAATCGAAATGATCGTAACGCTAAAAGCTGTAAAAAGTGTGACATCTTTATTCAATTTAATGAAATTGGTAATAGTTTGTTAAATCTGAATAAACGTCAAAATATACAAGCACCTAGGAAGAAAAATAAGAATGATATTTTAGCAGAATCGATGACTGAACATGGCATGATTTTAACCATAGATCGGTATCTAGATTTGCAAGAAATGGGCTTGAAAAACTTTCAAATAGCAGAATATTACGGTATTACAACACAGGAACTTAATGAATGGAAAGTATGGCAGGGGGTAACTAGTAAATGTGGTCCAGTGTCTAAAAATGATTTAGCATGCAGCAGCTAAGCATTTTTGATTATCCAGGAGACTCAAAAAATGAGGCTATTAAACTGCATGATAAGGTGAAACTTAAACTTTTAGACGAGTCTATAGATTGGGAGATTCACAATTATCGGAAATATTACTGTGATCATTTGATTGGAAAAGTTGGAATTGTGTTAGAAGTTAATAAAAATACAGTGGTAATACAATTTGCTGAGGAAACAGTTATATGTGATGTTAGTGAATTGGAATGGATTGCATAGAGCCACGGCGGCAACCGTAGCTCTAGAATAACAAAGGTTTCACCCTTGCTAGCAGTATAACCATTATAGCATAAGGGGGAAGCATTTATGCGTTTAAAGCAACTAGAAATTACGAACGAAGGTATGCTGCAAGTTGACATTATGGAACTGCCCGAAAACTGTGTCATCGTCTTATCTGATGGAATTGCAAAATTCTCCGAACTTCCGGCACATGCTAAAACTAAGATTGTTACTTATCAAGGTAAAGTAAAGCGTGTTGAATTTGATGAGGGTGAGGAGTTTTAATAAAGTATTTTATGACTTTTCCAATTATTTATAAGAGAAAAGATATGTTAACTATATCAATAGAATAGATATAATAGAATTATTACTTGGTATTTATTGTGGTAAATTTGGTATAATACTATTAAGTTTTATAAAAGATGGGTGATTACTCTTAGATAGAGATGTTTGATTAGAAAATAAATTTATTTTATGAGGTGGAAAAATGATTAACAGTTTTTACATAAAAGGTCTGTATGGCCAAAAAGATACAATAAAATTAGAAAATATAAGAAATTTATCTATATTAACAGGTGATAATGGATCAGGGAAAACAACTCTATTAAATTTACTATTTACTGTTCTTACTGGAGATTTTGAAAGCTTATTTAAAACAAAGTTTAATAGTCTTGAGATTGATTTCGATAAAAATAAAAGAGAACTACTTTCTATTGACATAAATAAAAGAAAATCAACACTAGAAGTTTATTATATATTTAAAGATTTCGAGTTTTGCATAGAAATAGAAGATATTGGTGTGCCTTGGCGAGGTTTTTCCTATAAGTTAATAGACTATTATCTAGAAGATACAGAATTAACTCCAGAAGAAATCACGGAATTTACGGATAATTTTTATGATGAAGTATTAGATTATGAAACTGCTATGAGTGAGGATGAAGATAATTATTATACTACTACAAGATTGTTTGATAATCTTGATGAATTGAAAGATTACTATCCAGAACTTTCTTTCATCGATGAAATTAAAAATTCAATATTATATTTTCCAACTTATCGAAGAATTGATAGTGATATAAAAAATTTACTAGAAGATAAATACCATCTTAGTTCTCAATCTGCTTCAGATTTTGATATATATAGAGATTTGAAAAGTTTTCCAATTGATCGTCGTGTTATTGGGGTTGATGACAAAGATATTGATTATATATATCAATCCTATTCAAAAGAGCTTCGTGACTTTAATTCAGAAGGATTAAATGAACTATTAAAAAAGTTTATAAAAAGTATTATTGAAAGTATATATGAAAACAAGGATGAAACTAGAAAAGAAAGTAAAAATGATATCAATTTATATGGAAGTGCAGCTGAGCAACTAATTGAACTTTCTAATAAATTGGGGATAGGTGAGGGGATAGACAAAGAAGAAATTAATAAATATTTTGAAAGTCAAAAATTAATTAGTAATGATTCTAAAAATATTGTAGATAAAATAGAGATAAAATATACAGAAAGTTTGAATAACAATTATATTTTTGTTAGAGACTCATTTCCGAGCCTTGTTGACATAGTGAATCAGTCTTTAAAAACAGTTAGTACAGAGACAAATTTCTTTATTAGATTAATTACACTTTATAGAGAACATGTTAATGAACAAGATAAATTGCTGGAACCATTCAGATATTTGGAAAATGGATTTAGTAATTTTTTCAAAGAAAAAGTTAAACTTGATTTTAATGAGAAAAATTATAATATTTCTTTATCACGCCCATTTGAAAAACTTTCAACTGGAGAAAAACAATTAATAACAATTTTATCTTATATTGGGTTAGTGTTAAGGAATTGTGTATTTACGCCATTAATTATAATAGATGAACCAGAATTATCATTACATATATCATGGCAAAGTAAACTTCTCCCACAATTATTAAAGAAGGAAGACACTAAGTTCTTGCTTGCAACACATTCCCCTTACGTAGCTAATATAAAATATAAAAATAATCTAGTAAAATTAGGTGATATAGATGAATATAAGTAATGGGGAGATGCATGAAGAACTTCTAGAAGCTGTATTAGCTGAGGATTTCTTTGGTTATTCTGAAAACAATAACGACATATTATTAGTTGAGGGTTCTGATGATATTCAAGTTATAAAAAAATTTTATTACCATAGAAGGAGCGGTGATATTCCATTTAGGGTAGTAAAAGCTGAAGATTTAAACGAAATATTATCAGGCAAAAAAAATGCTCTTAAAGCATATGAAAAATATAAAGATGATAAATCAAATTTAATATGTTTATTTGATCGTGACTTAGATTTCTTTTTAGATCAAAATTGTAAAGATGACAGAATACTTTACTATGATTTTTATGAATTGGAGAATTATTTATTTGATGAATCTATTCTAAAATTATTCTTTGATAGATACTATGATTGTGATGAAAATGAACTTTTTGAAAAAATACTTGATGAATTTAATTATATTACTGAGTTATTATTACCTTATCCTAAACTAAGTTTAATAAGAGAACTGAATTTTAAGTATAATTTTTTAAATGAAGATGAATTAGATAAAATAGTAAGACTTTCAAAAACAAAACCCATTCAAGTTTTTAATAATCAAGCAGAGAAATATAGAAATTTAGATTTACTACAAAAATTTGACCTATTTATTTTTGAAGAATTAAATAAAGTTAATACTAGCTTAGTAGAAATTGAACAAAGAATTCTTCCAGATAATGTAGCAGCTACGATTTTAGACAATACAAGTGTGGAAAAATTGTTTTTCTTCAAGTACTGCATAAGCGCAAAATTTATTTTGAGTTCTTTACATTTCTTGATGCAAAATTGTATTAAGATAGGTACAATAAATAATTCTGGAAATTCAAGTAGCTTAGAGCGTACTTTAAAAAAAGAGTGGATTCCTTGTAGATCTGATCATTTCCAATCGTTGATGCTAAAAATAGAGAATAAATTTAAACAATTAAGTTGATTTATATTTATATAATTTGAGTAAGCGATGATTAATTTGCAATTTAAATACGAGCCATTAATAATAAAATAAAATGTACTACCAGCTAACTGGAGGACAACAAATGATAACAGCAATCGCTGTTTTCGTTTGTTGTCCTTTTTATTTCCATTTAAATGATCAATTAGATGAAACAAAGGAGGAAGGTGTATGAATTTTGTACAACCAATACGTGATCCAGAATATATCCGTGTAATCAAAAAGTTTTTGTTTGATTGGAACTATCGCAATTACATGTTGTTTCTTGTTGGGATTAACAGCGGCCTTCGTATTTCTGACATCTTGCAGTTAAAGGTGTCAGACACAAAGAAGCCATACTTTAATGTGGTGGAGAAAAAGACAAAAAAGGCAAGACGTATTGAAATGACACCACAAACGAGAATTGAAACAATATATTGAGGGCAAGGATGAGCATGAATATTTGTTTAAGAGTCGTGAAGGTGTTAATAAACCAATTAGTCGAAGTGCAGCATACAAAATATTAAATAAAGCAGCATTAGCAGTTGGACTCGAAGAAAATATAGGCACTCATACTTTAAGGAAAACATTCGGCTATCATTTTTACAAACAGACAAAGGACGTAGCCTTGTTACAAGAAATTTTGAATCATTCGTCGCCTAAAATTACGTTGCGTTATATCGGCATTAATCAAGATCAGATGGACAAAGCGATGAAGGACTTTAGAATTTAACTTTTCTATTTAGTTCCCTTTAAAAAGATAGTGAGGAACTGAATTTTAGGTAATGGCTCTAATCACTGTAAAAATTAGATTAAAAGCAATGCGATGAGTTCAACACAATATACATTGAAGTGAACTGAAAGGGGCAAAACGTTGATGGAAATTATGAAGAATTATGCGGATTTATTGCGCATTATTGATATTGTGAAAGCTGAGATTGAAATGCTGGAGGTAGACAAGGAGTATTGGATTGGTAAGGATGAGCATTTGCCGTTCTTTTCAACAGGTGCCAGAAAGTATGGCCTTGATATTGCATCACAGCGAACAGATCGTTTGAATAAACGCATTGCTTCATTAGAAACTAAACTTGAACATTATCAAGCAATTGAAAAAGAAATTCGTGAGAACGTAGAAAAGCTAGAAGGATTGGAATATAGAATCGCGAAGCTTCGCTTTATCGATGGCATGACATATCAAGAGATTGCTGATGAGCTTGGATATTCACATGATCATATTCGCCGTGTTGCAAGTAAAAGTAAGAAGAAAGAAGCTTCATTTATTTAAAAAGCCACAGTCATGCCACATAAGTTATTGACAAGATTGTATATATTCATAGATGAAGCAACAGCAAAACAACTGAATATAGCGACGAATGCGAGCCCTTCACTTGTGCGGAGTGAGGGCTTTTTATGGTGGGGGATGATAATGATTAAGGAAGAACGAAAGCAAGAACTGATCAAGTTCATTAACCAAAATGAATTAATGAAATTTTATAAGAGCAGAGAGTGGATGCAGTTACGACAAGAAGCTTTGAAGCGAGACAATTACGAATGCCAATTATGCAAGGCAGTTGGTGGTTATCACAAAGCAGAGAACGTTCATCATTTGAAAGAGGTGAAGACACATCCGCATCTATCTTTGACTTTAAGTAATCTACAATGCCTATGCATTAAATGCCATAACGATGTACATGATCGTCTAGAGTCAACGAGGTCGCCTAAGTTTACCAATGAAGAGAGGTGGTAGAATGATTCTCACTGATGGGACATGGACATATGACACAGAGATTATCGATGCAGCCATTATGAACTCACAACGTGATTGGTATGAGAGAGACATGCTAAATGCTTTTACTCGCTATGCTTACTATCGATACAAGCAAATAAGGGATTGTGTTAACGGTCGTAAGTGTAAGCACATGACAGTAGATAAAGTGCGTGAGCAATTAAAATCAACTGATAAACTTCAGTTCACATGCAATTTGTTATCGATTTCGGCCAACGAAGTTTGGTACATCATTGACTTTGCCGATCAGCATTTGAAATACGTAAAATAAACACCCCCCGGTCAAAAAATTTCCGATTTATTAAGGGAAACGTTCAACGGGTAGGGTTCAGGAATGAATAATTTTTTTAGATTTCCGTGCGACAACATGCACACTAAAATATAAATGTATAAATATGCAATATGAAAGGTGGGCGGTGAAGGTGCAAAGTCATGAGTTAGCTTTTACGGATTGGCTAGAAGGTATGAAATATAAGGACATTGCGGCAAAATACAATGTCAAAGAAAATACGGTGAAATCTTGGTACAAGCGATACAATTGGAAGGAAAAGAGGGAGCAACGCACACAAGAAAGTGGGCAAGAAACCGAAATAATTGCACCCGAAATCATTGAGTTAGTACCTGGTAATAAAAAATTGCGTAGAAGGATTGAAAAAGACCTTCGAGAGCAACTTTTTGATATAGGGGCAACCCAGGCGCATTTCATGGATCTCGTAGACGATTATCTTGCATTGTGGGATGTGAAGAACAAGCTCATTGAGGATATTCAGGAGCGGGGTGTCACAGTTCCAGGTGCTCGTGGTGAAAAGAAAAATGATAGCATTGGCGAGCTAAATAAAACGAACGCTCAGATGTTGAAAATATTAAGCGAATTAGGACTTAAAACGAGTGAAATAAAAATAGAAGGTGAGGATGATGATTACTAAAAAAAGTAATGTACATATTGAAAACTACATTGCTGCTGTACGTAGTGGTGAAGTTGTGGTCAGTAAAGATATAGTTGCATTAATTGAATTAGTAGAAAAGAAATTAATGCAAGAAAATGTATGGATTGATGAAAATGCTATTGAAGAAGCGATTGAATCCATTGAAAAATACTTTCCATTCAAACTTTTCATATGGCAGAAGTTCGTTATTACTTGTATGTTCGGGCTTTTTTATGATGATAATTCACTTGTTTTCAATGAATTTCTTTTATATATGGGCCGAGGCGCAGGGAAGAATGCTTTTTTAGCAGCACTTGCATTTCACATGTGCGGCAAACAAGGCATCCGAGGTTATAACATTGATATTGTGGCCACATCGGAGAAACAAGCTAAGACGTCATTTAACGATTTACATGATGTCTTAGAGGATCACTGGAAAACATTCAAAAAGCACTTCAAAAAAACTTTGCAAGTGATTCGCCACATCAAAACGAAATCGGAAGTAAGCTTCTATACAAATAACGCTAAAACGAAAGACGGTTTCCGTCCGGGCGTTGTGGTATTTGATGAAATACATGCTTATGAAACAGAAGATAATATTAAAGTGTTTACATCTGGTCTAGGAAAAGTGCCGCGTGCTCGTCGTATTTATTTGACCACAGACGGAAATGTTCGTGATGGATTTTTAGATCAGATGAAAGAAGAGGCAGAACAAGTGCTTCTAGGTGAGATTTCTAATTCTCGTTTGTTCCCGTTCATCTGCCGATTAGACGATCCTGAAGAAGTAAATGACAAGCGCATGTGGGAAAAAGCAAATCCATCGCTTATGCATTTACCCGATTTGATGCTTGAAATGGAATTAGAATATGATCGTATGCAGAATCGACCATCTGCAAAAATTGAATTTATGACAAAACGCATGAATCAACCTTCCCAACTATCCGCTGATGGTGTAGCAGATTGGGATAAGATTGTAGCAACAAATCGCCCATTGCCAGACTTAAAAGGTGCTGAATGCATAGGAGGTATTGATTACGCAGATACGCGGGATTTCGTTGGCGTTGGCCTACTGTTTAAGAAGGATGGTAAAAGATACTGGAAGCATCATACCTTTATCAATCATCGGTCACTAAAATTATTTAATTACGCAGTCGATATTGAACTTGCTAAAGAACAAGGCTTGGTCACAATCATTTATGAAGAAACCAATAAACCTGAAATCATTGCAGCATGGTTTGCAGAGCAATCTAAATATTATCGTATTAAAAAAATTGCGAGTGATTTAATGCGAATTAATCACTTGCGAGAAGTGTTTCAGAGTTATGGTTTTTCTCTCGACATCGCGCGCAGTGGAACAGTAACGCATACAAAGTTACAACCTACCATAGAAGAAATGTTTGCTTACGAAAATATTATATGGGGCAATGACCTAATGATGCGTTGGTATACAAGAAATACCTATGTCCAGCCAGATGGTAAAGGAAACATCACATATGAAAAAATCGAGCCGAAGATGCGAAAGACTGACGGCTTTTTTGCGTTGTTGCACGCTTTGCAATTCGAATTAGAAATTGCTGAGACATCGACGATAACGCCCGAAAATGTAGCAAAAGCATTTAAAACATACAGCTACTAGGAGGTGAGAAATTTGAGTATGTGGCAATGGGTAAAGAGGTTCTTTAAAAACGGCCAATTAGAAAGCTTAAAAGATTGCTATTATGAATTGTCAGCAGAGTATTATTACAAAAAGCTTGCGGTAGAGACTTGTGTGAATTTAATTGCAAATGCTTTATCAAGGTGCGAAATAAAGACATTTAAAGAGGGAAAAGCTCATCGTGGGAACATGTACTACGCGTTAAACGTGCAGCCGAATCAAAATCAAAATGCGACGGCCTTCTTTCATAAAGCTATTCGTAAATTTATCTATGAAGGTGAATGTTTAATCATCATGCAGAATGATAACTTCTATATAGCAGACAGTTTTAATGTGGAAGAGTTCGCATTCCGGGAGAATAAATATTCAGGAATCCAAATTGGAAACTTGGCGATGAACAAGACGTTTGAAGAATCCGAAGTTATTCGTTTGAAGTTGACTGATACAAAAATTCTATCTGTCATAAATGATTTGTATGAATCTCATGGCAGAATGATAGAGGCAGCTAAGAGTTACTACAAGCTTAAAAATAATAAGCGTGTATTAGTCAAAGGTGATTTTTTAAGACCGCAAGACGATAAAACACAAGAAGCAATTGACGATATGTTTGAAACACAATTAAAAAATTGGTTTGATGCAGATAAGAAAAGCGTGGCCTTCCAATTACAAGAAGGCTTTGAGCTTGAAGATATGTCAGACGCTAAAGTGGGATTAACCATTGATAGCCGAGACATTAGTAATCTTATAGACGACATTTTTAATTATGTAGCAATGGCATTTCACGTCCCTCGTGGCTTGTTGAAAGGCGACCTCGCTGACATCGATAAACAGACCGACAATTTTATTATGTTTGCCTTGAATCCGCCAGCAGAGATGATGGAGGACGAATTTAATCGCAAGGCGTATTCCAAAGAAGACTATCTAAATCGTACTTATGTAAAGATAGACACATCGAAAATAAAGATCACAGACATCGTACAGTTGGCAACTGCTTTCGATAAAATGTTTGCGATTGGTGTCTATACAATAAATGATATTTTAAGTGAGTTGGGCCATGAAATAGTCGATGATGAAATAGCGAATAAGCGTCATGTTACAAAGAACTATCAAGACGCAGAAGACGCATTAAAAGGAGGTGAGGAAAATTGACAGTTCAAGCAAATAAAAGACGAAGACGCTTCAAAAATTCGCAATATGAAGACCTGATACCCGAAATTCCAAAAAACTTTGCTATTGAAGTGAATGAGGATAATGACGAAACAGTCTTAACTATTTATGGAGATATAGGTGAGAGTTTTTGGTATGAATCTACGTCTGCAAATGACATAGACCGTGCACTGAAAGAAGTAAAGACAAGTAATATCACAATAAGATTAAATAGTCCTGGGGGCGATGCTTTTGATGGAATCGCTATTTACAACCGATTGAAGGATCATAAAGCTAAGGTGAAAATCATTGTTGATGGTTGGGCTTGTTCAGCTGCATCTATTATGGCTATGGCCGCAGATGAATTAATCATGAATACGGGTGCTATGATAATGGTACACGAGGCATGGACAATTGCTATCGGTTCTAAAACAGAAATGCAAAAGACTATTGATATGATGGCAAAACTAGACGAATCACTTTTAGATATTTATATGACCAAAGCGCAAATCACACGAGATGAGATGAAGCAATTTGTGATAAATGAAACATGGTTCACGGCAGACGAAGCGGTGGCGATTGGCTTTGCTACTGCAACAGAGGACACAAAAGATGAAGAAGCGGACAAAGCGAATGCAGAAGCATACAAAAATAATGTACTTGCTCGTTTTAAGCAGGAGCCCATACAACAACCAAATAATGTTTTAAACAAATTCCAACGCAACTCAACTGAGTAGGCGTTTTTATTTTATTTAAAAATAGGAGGTCATTTACATGACAGGTATAAAAAATTTAGATAAAGAGCCACAAGGCATTGACAAACAAGCGCAAATCGATGGGTTGAAAGCTGCTTTTGAAAATGGCGATGCAGCCGAAGTTGCGGCTCGAATTGTACAGCAATATGAAGAGAATTTTACTCATTATCAGGATGTAATGAACACAACCATCCGTGAAGCAAAACGCGCAAATGAGCAACAATGGGATGCGACAGTCTTGGCTACTCGCGGAGTACGTCAATTAACAAATGAAGAGAAGAAATTTTACTCACAAGCGATTGAAGTGGAATCTTTTGACGAGGTATTAGCGCTTATGCCTACGACAGTATATGATCGTGTATTTGAAGATTTAGCCCTGGATCATCCATTGTTATCACTCGTAAACTTTACGCAACTTGGTGCTACTACACAATGGGTTGTACGTAAAGAAGGTGCTACAACGGCATATTGGGGCGATGTATGCGACGAAATTCAAGAAATGATGGATAGTGGTTTCAAAACAATTGAAGCAAAAGCATACAAATTATCAGGCTTCTTGGTTGTATGTAAAGCAATGTTTGAGCTTGGCCCTGAATGGTTAGATCGATATGTGCGAGCAATCATGGCAGAAGTTGTATCAGCAGAATTGGAAAAAGTAATCGTCAACGGCACAGGGAACAAACAACCAATTGGTATGATGCGAAATCTGGATGGTGCGGTAGTTGGTGGCGTTTATCCTGAAAAAGCGACAGTAGATTTAGTGTCATTTACACCTCATGAGATTGGGACGAAAATTCTAGCACCCTCAACAAAAAATGGACAACGTGATGCGCAAGGTGTTGTTTTAATTATTAACCCATTTGACTACTATTCTAAATTATTTGCGTATGGTGCTAAACAACGTGATGATGGTGTTTGGACTTTTGGCAATTTCCCAGTGCCAGAGCTTGAAATCATTAAATGTTCAGCAGTACCACTAAACAAAATGGTTTCAGGTAAACCAAAAGACTACTGGATGGGCGCAGGAAAAGCAACGTTAGAAACATCGGATCATGTGCGAATGATTCAAGACCAACGTCTTTATTTAACTCGTCAATTAATAAACGGACAACCACTTGATAACGAAGCATTTACAGTATTTGATATTACAAAAACAGCTATTAATAATGCATCGACTGGGGCGACACAAACACCGGACACGCCTTAAAGGAGGAAAAACATATGATGACAGCAAAAGTAGTGAATCCATTTAAAGAAATGCAACACAATGGCCATATGTACAGTGCAGGAGACACGTACCCAGCTGAAGGTTTTGAAGCTACAGAAGAACGTGTCTATTGTTTAACAGGTGTTCATCCGAAATACAATAAAATCTATCTTGCAGAGGTAGCAATTGATGAGCAGGAAGAACAGAAAGAAAAGGGAGAGCAAGAACAGGAAGAACATGTATCAGAGCATCCTAAACATACAGGCGGCGGCTATTATGAGCTTTCTAACGGTGAAAAGGTAAAAGGTAAGGACGAAGCTATTAAGGCTGAAAATGCTCTAAAAAGTGACGAATAACCATGTCTGAATTACTTACAGAATTAAAACATCGGTTACGTATTACCTGGGACGACGAAGATGCTGAATTAGATCGGATCATCAATAGAGCAAAGTCTTACTTCAAGAAATTGACGGGTAAGGCTTTTTCTTTTGAATTAGAAGCATGGGAAACGGAGCTCCTATTGGAACGTTGTCGCTATGTTTACAATAACGCAGTAGATGAATTTGAGAAGAATTTTGCAGATGAGCTCAAACGCCTTATCTTACACGTGGCATTGGAAATGAGGGAAGCTGGTGGCGAACAAGAAAATCCGCGATGTGTTAAATGATGGCTTTATTCAATATGGCGTTAAAGAAACAGAACGATCTGCAAGGGGAAAACAGATAGGCGGAAAATTTGTACTGATGGGGCGGCTTGCTTATCAAGAAATGTCATGTCGTGAGGCAGATTATGAAATGGCCAAAGTTTTGAGTGGTGTATTGGATTTAAAGATTCGTACACATTATCCGCCGCAATTACAAAGATTGAATAAGAGTAAATTAAAAGTGATTAAGGATGGTACAGAATACGATGTTATCAAAGTAGATCACGACCGTGAAAAAATGTATCTCTATTTTTACTTGCAGGAGGTGGGTACACATGAGCAAGACAAAACAGAAAATGAATCAACAAATTGAGGGGATGTTAGCAGCTTTACAAACATTTAATTTATCAATTTTTGAAGATAATCTTGCAGAAGATGAGGAAGTGCAGTTTAAGAAGAATGACTACCATTTCTTTGTCTATGAAACGGGCGATATGATTAAAAATGATGATCTTAAAACAATCAGTCAGGATGTCGTGATTTACTATTACTCAGAAAATCGAGACGATTTGGATGAACGAACAATTGATATTATTACCGCATTATCTGATGTATCAACGATGACGCTTGAACGCACGCAGAAGCAACGTTTAAGACGGAAAGATACAGACAGCTACGTTGATCGAATCATCTTCTTATATCGTCGTAAAATCGTTACTGGGTGTACGAAACTATGAGAGCACAAGTCGGATTTAATGACATCATGTCACTTGAAGAAAAAATTAGGATGCTTCCGAATCGCGCAGAAAAGGCGATTAATCGCGTGTTGCATACACGTGGTATCGAAATAGCAACAAGAGAAATGACCAATCTTTTGCCAGTTTCACGTGTTAGTAATAAAAAACACGCGAAAGAAAGTAAGTGGTCCACAAGTGAAATGGCCAATTTAGAATTTGTTGTGAAGTCAAAAGGCGGAGCAGCTAACAAAAAAGGAAGCTTCGGCTATCTTGTATTTCCGGATGAGGGGCGAGGCCCTTCTAATCCGTGGGCTCAACATTTTAGTGACCGATCTTTACAAAAATCAGCGCCGAAAATTTTAGCAGAGTTAGACGAAGCGCTACAAGAGTTATTAGAGGAGGGCTTATAATGCCAACACAAGTTATTGAACAATTCGATGCGTGGAACATTCAAAACGCATCTATCCAATTCATCAAAGGGGATCAACAAGAACCAGGTACAAAATTTGGTTGTGTGGGTACAATTGCATCTGAACCAGAAACGGTTGTTTTATCGAAGAAGTGCGGTCGTGCAACAATCGGTGAGAAAACAGTCACAACAAAATTAAATGTAACGGTAAGTGCACACGTACCTGTCAAAGTTTTGCGTGACTATTTTGGATTAACAAATACTGATTTGAAACCTGGAATTTATAGCTACGGTTCTAATTCAATAGGTAAAGATTTTGTATTTACAGCTGACGTTATGGATGAATTTGAGGATCTAACGAAATTAATTGCTTTTCCGAAAGCCTCTAATGCAGGTGGCTTTACCATCAACATTGATGCATCCCAAGAAGAATTAGCCATGTTAGAACTAGCTTTCTCCGCTGTTTCGGATGCCAATGGCCAATTTTATTATGAAGCCATCACCGCTGAATTAGAAGATGAGACAGTCTCCGAAAAATGGCATACAAATTTCACGCGTGCATTAGTTGAAAAACCAGCGCCCGATACGCCTTAACAAAACACCTCCTATACGGGGGTGTTTTTATTCTTTATGAAATAGGAGGAAAATCACATGAAAATACAAAGGGTCGAATTAAAGGAAGTAGAAATAGTTGAGCTCGATGGTGAATTTGAAAGACGTTTTGTAAATGCAAAAGTACACCCTGCATTTTTAACGAATGCCGCAGTGAAAAAAGGCTATGACATGGGCTTGTTAGCGTCTAGTTTATTTGAGGATTTATTGAAAATAAAAGGACTTGAAACACTTGTTTCTCAAGCCGATGAGGAAAATTCACTGGAATTATTGAATGCATTCGATGAACAAAAATTAATAGCTGTTATTTATTTAGCAGTGCTTGGCGCAAATAAAAATATAGGCTTATCTTTCGAAGAATTTCTGGACGTGTATCATCAACCGTTAACTGAAACGATTAAACTTTACGCCACTTTAATAACAGGCTTACTTTCTGAATCGAATGAATTTGCTCAAGCATTACACAAGCAAACAAAGAAATCTAAAAAAAAACACCGCCACCAAAGCTAGTTATCAAGCATGTGGAGGATTTATATGCACTCTATGTATTAATAGCAGACATCGACCACGAAACCTTTTGGCATAGCCCAATTGCAACGGTAGAGCGTATATATGCAAACAAACTAGCGTTCGATGGGTGGAGCAACAGCTTGATAGGAGAGTGATGATGTGGCAAATAACAGCAATGAAGTACAAATAACCTTTAAGGCTTATAACCAAGAATTTAATAAGTCTATGACGGAAATGAATAAAGAAACAGCGTCATTACGTCAACAGATGAAGCTCCAACAAGAGCAGATGAAGCACAACGCTACTGATTCTGAAAAGCTGGAATCAAAATTAGACAGCTTGCAACAAATATATGAAGTGGCACGCAGAAAAACAGAAGCAACCACAAGGCAGCTAGAAGAAGTACGAGCATTGTGGGGAGAAAATTCAGAAGAAGCGAAGAAGCTTGAGACACAATTACGTAGAAATCAAATTGCCGAACAACAAGCAGCGAACGCTATTACAGCTACACAACAAGCATTACAGCGTGCGGAGCAAGCGCAAGCAGACCAAACGCAATCTTTACGACAATTAGAAAATTTATTTACAGTCACTGGCCAATCGGTTAGTGATTTTTCTGATTTACTGGGCCGTGACTTAACTAGAGCGATTCAAAATGGATCAGCAAGTGCTCATCAATTAGATCGAGCATTTACTCAAATTGCTCAAGCTACACAAGGCGCATCCGCAAATGTTAACGAGGTCCGACAAGCATTATCTCAATTAGATAACGGCGCAAGTATTGAAAGCGTACAAAATAATTTACGAGCCTTAAATAACGTTTCACGTACAACGGCAGATGAAGTAAAAAGCTTACAGCAAGCTATGCGACTACAACAAGAAGGAATGAAACATACAGCTACGGAGTCGCAAAAGTTGGAAGCTAAATTAAGTAGCTTAGAAGCTATCTATGCAGCTATGCAACGTGAGACACAAGAAACTGCACAACAGTTACAAGCTGCAAAAGCGGCATACGGAGAAAATTCAAGGGAAGCACAACAATTAGAAGCGCAGTTACAACGTAACCGCATAGCACAACAGCAGATGGCCAATACGATTACTGAAACTCGTCAAGCCATTGAAACACAAGAAAGAGCGTTTAATCAATTACGTTCATTAATGCAAGTCACAGGCCGATCCGTCAACGATTTTTCGGATGTTATCGGTGCTGACATGGTTAATGCGATTAATCAAGGGCGCGCAAGTGCGCAGGATTTGGACCGTGCCTTTGAGCAAATTTCACGCGCAACACAAGGAACATCCACAAATATAGATGAGATTAGACGGGCATTATCCAGATTAGACGGTTCCAATATCGAAGAAATCCGACGCGATTTGGAACGGCTTGGAGAAGAGGCGGACGAAGCCGAACAAGAAGTGAATGGGCTTACGGATAGTTTAAAGTCTATGGCAGGTGCGGCAGTTGCAGCCGTGGGTATTGGTACAGCTGTGTCAGAGGCGCTGGATAGTGCAAGTCTAGATACATCCATTAAAATTTCTTTTGATGTACCTGAATCGTCAAAGGATACTGTACGTCAAGCAGTTAAAGATGTGGAAGCGTATGGCGTTGATGGGGAGGCAGCATTAGAGGGTGTCCGCAGACAATGGGCGCTTAATAAGGATGCAACAGATGAAGCAAACCAAGAGGTCGTAAATGGTGCAGCTGTGATTACCAGGGCTTACAGTGGCGTCGATTTCACTGAATTAATTCAGGAAACAAACGAAGTAGGAAAAGCGCTCGGCATATCGAACATCGAAGCAACTAATTTAATTAATCGTGTACTAAAAATCGGTTTTCCACCTGAACAGCTAGATATTATTTCAGAATACGGCGTACAACTAAAAAGAGCTGGCTACAATGCGCAAGAAATCGAAAATATATTAACAAGAGCGTCTCAAGAAAAATCCTGGAATATTGACAATTTACTAGACGGATTAAAAGAAGGACGTATTCGCGCGGTTGAAATGGGTCGTGGCGTAAGTGAATCCATGAAAGATACCATTCGAGACGTTGTTGGTCATACGCAAAAAATGTCCGACGAACAGCTTTCCACAATGCAAGCCGGATTTACAAAGCAAGAAGATGCGCTTTCGAGATCATTAAGCAATCAAGAAAAGGCGCTTTCTAAAAGCCATACCCAACAACAAACTGCACTGTCAAAAAAATTAGATCAAGAGTATAGCGCTGTATCTAAAAATTACGAGACTCAAATACGTGGTTTAGAAAAGAAACTCAACGCAGAATATGATGCAGTTGTAAAAAATTATGAGAAGCAACAAAGAGCATTAGAAAAATCATTAGAAGTCGAAGTGCGGGCGTTTGAAAAAGCATCCGAAGAAAAAATTAAAATCATCGATAATGAATATAAAGAGCGCATGAAGTTGATCGATGAAGAAAAATATAATCAGTTAAAAGCTTTAGATACTCAAATCAATGCACTTAACGCAAAAACCGAAGTCGAAGACAAAGCAATTAAACAACAAGAAAACGCTCAAAAACGTTCTGAATTATCTTTACGAGTAATTAATGCAAAAACAGGTGCAGAACGACAAGAAGCCATGCGCGCATTACGTGACTTTGAGGAAAAGTTACGTATCGAAAAGGTGCGTGAAGAACGTAAAGGGCAAATTGATTCTTTAAAAGAACAAAAGGACAGCGTAAAAGAAGCATCTGATGCTAAAAAAGAAGCCCTTAAAACGGAGATTGATGAACGTAAAGAAAAGCTAAAAGAGCAAACAGATGCCGAAAAGGAAGCTTTAAAAGAACGACAGAATGCCCATAAAGAAGCTTTTCAACAACAGAAACAAGAAGAATTAAAAGCACTTAGTGAATCGAATAAAGCACAGATTGAAGCCGCAAGAGAAGTAAATAAAGTTAAATTAGATGCGTTAAAAGAAGAACATAATAATCGCAAGCAAGCGTTAAGCGAACGACTAACGAATGAAATGGACGCTGTGCGAGAAGCACATAAAGCAGAACTAGATTCATTTAAAGCGATGAACGCCGAGAAGATGGCCATAGCGAAAGATCCACCCGATAGCGCAGCTGTACAAGCTTTATTTTCTCAACTGGAAGGTTGGGGAAAAGCTGTTGCAAAAGGTGGAGAAGAGGGCTCTAAAGCATTTTCTGAAATGGCACAATGGCTGTCACAGATTGAAGATGCTACTTTACGCGAAGCCATAGGAGTAGAGATTTTCGGAACGATGTGGGAAGACCAGGGCGACTCCATTGTTAGTGTGCTAAAGGATGTAGCAAGTGGCCAAGTGACTGTAGCAGAAGGCCAAGAGAAAATTCAAGAAATGACCGATCAACTCGATTCTGATCCAATGACAGAGCTTAGACAAGCTGTATCAGATGTAAAAGAGGCACTCCACCCATTATTAGATGTCATTGCTAAAGTAGTCGGTGGAATTGCTAGTTTTGCAAAAGAAAACCCCGTCTTAGTTTCTACCATTGTTGGAATTATAGGCGTGATTGGCACACTTGGCGGAGCTGTCGTCGCCTTAATGCCGATTATAAACGGATTGATGATGTTATGGCCTGCATTGTCTACAGCGTTTAGCGTGGCATCTGGCGCTATTGTTGCAGCTGTCGGTACTATTTCAGCGCCTGTTTTAGCTATCGTTGCTGTAGTGGCCGCAGTAGTTATTGCCGTTATTGCATACTGAGACGAGATATGGGCAGCCACAAAGAAAATATTTGGTTGGATTGGCGACTTCCTAAAAAAAATCTGGCAATTGATTTTGAAAGTTATAACCGAACCAGTAGGCCAAGCAGTAAAATTCGTAAAAGATAGCTGGGATAAAATAAAGCAATTTACTGATTTTAGCGAAACATGGAAGAAGACAAAAGAAGTATGGAATAACATTTTAACGGCAATCAAAACGCCTATCGAAAAAGCGAAAGATGCCGTTAAAAAAGCAATTGATGCCATAAAGGGTTTCTTTAAATTCGATTTTGAATGGCCAAAGCTGAAAGTCCCGAAATTCAAAATCAAAGGCTCTATCAACCCGTTAGATTGGTTTGGGGAAGGACTGCCCAAGATCGATATTCAGTGGCACGCAAAAGGCGGCGTCTTCAATAAGCCGACATTATCCAATACAAACTCTGGCTTACATGGTGTAGGCGAAGCAGGACCAGAAGCAATCTTACCACTAAATGAGCGTGTACTTGGCGCTATCGGGAAAGCAATCTTCGATGCTGCGGGTGGCGGACGAGGAGAGACACAGGTCATTCACAACAATTATGAACGTATGCTCGAAGGTGCTACGTTTGTCATCCGTGAAGAAGCTGATGTTAAAAAAATAACACGTCAAATTTATGAGCAACAACAACGTGACAGAAAGGGGAAATAGTATGTGCGATGTAACTTTTAAAAATATCCATTGTTCGCAAGTGGGGCTAGAGGTGATGGATACCGAAAGGCCACTTTTTGGCGAGTTTAGCGATTCATTTATTAAGCTACCTAAAATGAATGGCAGTGTAGTGATCGCAGATAACAGCGATGGGGATATTGAAATCCGTATACAATTTCTCCTTTCGCCGTTGCCGAATCAAACGTATTATGATGCTTGCCGTGCTTTACGTGCGTATTTTAAGTCTACGGACAAAGAACGTTTGATATTTGATAACGATCCAAGATGGGCGTACATGGCCAAGTTTATTTCTAGTGAGAATATTGAGCAAATCGTAAATGAAGGGCTGTTTTGGACAACTTTTCGTTGTTCACCTGATATGGTGGCCGTATGAGTTACCGTATCAGGGTTTTAAATAATAGCAGTTTAACGCTTATCGGTACGCTTGAACATGTCATAAACATAGAAATTTATGAGGTAATCAATGACCAGTTTACGGCTGATATACAGATCGCAGAAAATACTTTTCCGTCATTCTTACATTATCCCAATTTACTAGAAATTGATGGTGATTATTTTATAATTGCCAGTATCGATAAGCAACGGGATAACGGCAAAGAAATCAAGCTTATGCTTGAGCATGTGAGTTATGAATTAAACAATCCTTCGGCTGCACCATTTGTTGCAGAAGATGAAGAGGAATTTTATGAGGGATCACCAGGAAGCATCATTTCTCAATGTTGGGGAAATGGTGCTTTTCAAATTGTTGACCAAGCTGGTGGTTATTATTATTATCGCCCAAGTGCAAGAGGTGGGCGTAGTCGCATGAATGAGTTTGCCCGTCAAAATGGATTAGAAATGGAGTACACAAAGTTTACAATCACCATTCGTAATCGAAGAGGTGCTAATAATGGCCTTGTCTTAGAGGTTGGAAAAAACATACGCTCTATTACTGAAAAAATAGAATTAAATGATTCCTTTGCTATTGAATATGCACATGAAGTGGATATTATCGATTTCAGTAAAATGACTGGTTCACAACAGCAAGCGATAGCTTCGGCCAATCTTGGCGATACGGTAACGATGATTGATAGAGATTTAGCCATTTATGCATCTGAACGAATTGTTGGTAAGCGTTACAACCCGTTATTTAAAGAAGTCCCACAATTAGACGTAGGGCAGGTTATACGCGACATTGTGAATATCATTAATAATGATGAAAAAGAAGAAGAAAAAGAAGAAGATCCATCCGTGAATTACTTTTTGCAGAGTTGGCAAATCGGCTCTATCAACTGCATGGCTCTGAGTGGAATAGAGCTTGATGAGGAGGACATTTTACCAGACGATATTTCAGCTTCTATAGACTATTACATAGAGGGTGAATTTAAAGGTATGTCCTTAACTGTTAAGCCACCATATAGCAATTACCATGTGTACATTGGTGAGTGGTATGAAGACAATCGGTATGAAGAATACAAACTCGCAAGTGTTGCTAGTGTCATGAATACCTGGACACTCCCAAAACCTAAAATGGAAGCAATCAGTATCACAATAAGTGAAGTACCGCTTGAAAATTTGAATCCTGAGATTCATAAATTTAGAGACTATGCTGTTAAATTTAATAAAGCCTATATTGATCCGTTACGTGAATTTAAAATCGGAAAGAAAAACATGCTTGGTGAAAGTGGACTATTGATAGATACCGAAGGAGAAGATTTAGAGCTAGATGATTTTTCAACCAAATTAAACTATCATCTGATGCAAGAATACGAGGGTGTTAAATTATCATTGAGGCGTGAATTTAATCAGTATACAGTGTCCATTATGACGTTTAGCGGTGATGGTATTCCATTTGTGCATGATTACGAGTCGATAAAAGACCAATTACCCAACTGGAAACTACCACGTGAAGATGCAGAATATTTATTAATCGTTGTTTCAGAAGTACCCTTTTCACAATTTAATCCAAAGGTTCATAAAAATGTGGTATACGGCGTTGCATTCGAAAAGATTCCATTTGAGCCGTTTTATCAAATTCGAGTAGGGGACATTAATTGTTTGCAGTTAAGTAATGTGATGTTACCACCTTCACCAGCTTTAAATGAGATTCAAGCAGAAATATTTTATCAAGACTTACAACAATTTGAAGGCTTGCGAATAACGTTACAGCGTGAATTTCGTCATTATTACGTACGTGTGACCACTTACAGTCGTAAAGGTGTAGCAACGGTTAGGCAATATGAAGAAATTATGGATTGGAATTACCCTCGTCTAACTGTCGTGTATATGGTGATTGAAGCATTTGAAAAGCCACCCAGTGTATTTAATCCGACGAAGCATAAACAGGCATGTTATGGCTTTAAATTTACAGAGCAGAGTGATGAACCAATCGAAAATAACGATGCTTACTATTTAGAGTCTGAAACAGTAACAACATCAAGCACAGGTGCACGTTTTGACTTTACCGTGCCATATGACCAGGTTATTAGTGTCACGCTAGGGGTCGGACAAACAGATCAAACAAGTCCTGTTACTGCTCATTGGTCCCTCGTTCAAGATGCAGAAGGATTGTTTACAGGGGTGTTCGTGCATGTAAAAGGCTTGGTAGGGATGATTGATGTGAGTGTTCAAGCTGTATGTCATGAGGGGGTACTTGAAGTAGATGTTTAGTGGAGGCGACGGAAGCGAAAGTAAGCCCTTTTTAATTAAAACAGCACAGGACCTTATTGATGTACGGACAAAAAACCAAGAAAATCCCATGCACCATTACAAACAAGTTGCAAATATCGATCTAACAGGCGTAAATTGGTTACCTATCGGGGATGCATCAATGGGTTCGCCATTCATGGGTACATTCGACGGTGATGGGTATAAGATAAGCTATTTAACAATCAATAACGATTATGAACATTCAGGCTTTATTGCGATAGCCGTAAACGCAACATTAGTAAATATAATGATTGATAACGCTACTATCGCTAATACATTGTATGCATGGATAGGAATTTTAGCAGCGCAAACACAGGGTTGTACAATTACAAACTGTCATGTAGCTGGCACAATTGACGCTACAAATGTAGATAGTAGTTCGGGCGGTTTAGTGAGTAGTGCTGGCGCAGGGACAATTATAAATAAATGTTCGGCTCATGTAGAAATAAAATCAGCACTAGCAGGGGGCTTTGTATGTTATTCCTATGCAAAGATAAAAGACTGTTACGCTATTGGTAAGATTGGCGGAGTACAAGACGAATATGATCCAGCTGAAAAATTTCTATATGCAGGTACATTTGCACGCCATCTATATGATGGCAGTGTAGAAAACTGTTATACAAATGTAGAGCTGTATGACTATGAAGACGGTCAAAAATCGCTATACATTTTTGCTGAAAATCTTGGTGCTCAGATAACCTCCTGTTATAGCGATATAACAGGGGGGGCGATGAGACAAGAGTGGTCAAGCGATAAGGTATATACGGTTGATAGTTTCACTAGAGGTACGGATAACAATTTATATGTTAATGACAAAATGCAAAATAAAGAAGACTATGATTATTGGGACCCTGCATGGAATAGTACAGGTCCTCCTTCCTGGTGGCCAGGTCCTTTTTATAGAGCAAAACCCATATCAGGTGAAATATGGTCACGATATTGGAAGCAAGTTACCTCTTCTACACATCCTGAATCGAGGATAACAGTAGAAATGAAAAAAAAGTCTACTTTTATTGATTGGGATTTTGATAAAGTTTGGACAATAGATGAAGGAAAAGACTATCCGCGATTCAAGTTAAACATCACACAAATAAAATGCAAAAGAATGCCACTAACAAATTACAGGCGGTGATTAGGTGATTAATTTTAATCAAGAAAAACTACAACGTGATGCACTTTTCCGTACGAAAGAGGCCGAACAAGATTTTTAAGATTGGGTTGAAATATCGACTAAATATGCGATGGATAACAATTCAGATTTACAGATAAATCAAAACTCGTAGCAGCGATCAACGAAATTGTGTTGAGGCTAGATGAATTAGAATCAAGAGTATAAATAAATGCTTAATCCCAAACGCTTGGGAATTTTAAGGATGCGTCAATAGACGTGTCCTTTTTATTATGAGAAAAGGAAGGTGTCTTATGGACATTACACAAATTTTGCAACATCCTATACTGGCGTTAGTACCAAAACCAATTTTATATATGCTGTTGGCTTATTTTGCATTTAAAGTGTTAGACTTTGCAACTGGATTACTTAAAACTTGGAAAAAGGTTGTGGGCTATAAATCAGCTATCATGCGAGATGGTATCATTCGTTGGATTAGTGAGCTTGTAGCAATTGTCTTCGTTATCATATTGGATTTTATGTTTGGACTTAACTTTTATTTAACTGGCTTTACGCTTGCGTTGTTTTTATATAAAGAGGGAGGCAGCATTGCAGAAAACTTATCAGCTTTAGGTGTAGACATGCCTGGGATAGTTAGAGAAACGCTTGAAAAGCTTAATAAAGAAGGTGAGCAAAAATGAGCTCAAGCGTTACTACTACATGCCGAGACTTGGCCGAGCTATTACCAGCTGCACAAACAGCCTGTAGATTGTTATTTCAAGAGTGCTTTAAGGCAGGTATTAAGAACATCTTCATCACTGAAACATATCGCTCACAGGCGCGCCAAAATTATCTATATGCACAGGGGCGCACTAGACCAGGGCAGCTTGTTACTTGGACTCTTAACAGTAATCATAAATCACGTTTAGCATGGGATATTGCTGTTGGTCCTCCACAAATTTTATATGATGTAACTACTTTAAATCGAGTAGGGGCTATTGCTAAAAAGTTAGGCATTGAGTGGGGAGGTACTTGGACTAATTCAATTGACCGACCACATTTTGAAGTTAAGTTAAATTGGATTATGCCAAAGGGCTACAAGTTAGAAGGTACTGTAATCGTTCCTAGTAACAGCAAATTGAAGGTCCAATTAATTGTGGAAGACAAAAAGGAGGAAATTAAAGTGACAAATTGGAATCCGGGTTCACCAGCTATGAAAACTGAAACAGAAAACTTTATCGCTCAGGCAGTTAAGGAAGGGATTATTCAGGAATCGCATTTGAAGGATATACAGATTGACAACATGACAACTGACCGTTTGGTAGGGTTGTATATTACTATTCAGCAACGTAGAAGCAAATAAAAACCAAGGATCAGCAAGATGATTTAGCCGAGCTGGTCTTAATAAAATCAATAGTTTTTGTTAATTATAGGTTTTTTGGAGGCTTTTTCCAAGTTTTGTGGAATATAATGAAATATGTATTAAGAAGGAGATGAGTATATGAATATAAAAAAAGAAAAAAGAGAATTAAAAAAAGATGAGAGTTACGATTATTATCCAGAAGCTGCAAGATTTACACTAACTATTTTACTTGCTACTTTATTGATTTGGGGAGTTTTAGATAGTTTAAAGACTGAAAATACTGGGTTTGGTTTTCAATGGTGGTTGATAATTGAAATAGTTGTAATTTTTATAATCTCTAGATATTATTTCATAATTATGAATTCCAGAAAAAAGGAAAATAATAAACAATAACTTTACTTTTATTTACATTAAAGTTATTATATAGAAGTTATTACTAATAATACGGGGTGATAAATTGAAAATTTCAAAAAAAATGATGACGAGTGTATTATGTTCAACCTTATTGGTTGCAGGCCCAGTTAGTTTTATAAATCCTACTAATTCTTATGCTGCAGAAAGTGTTGTAGAAAATAATACTGAATTTAGTGTAGAGAATTCGAGATCCACAGCTAATACACATAATTTCAGTTTAGTTAATGTTGATACTAGTATTGATGTAGATATTAAATATACTGACAATACTGTTACAGTAAATACTATTACTAATGGTACAGAGGTGCATACTTTTACTTATAACGAATTAGATGGTTTTGCACTTTTAGATGGAAAAATAATGAATCTGGAAATTAACGAACCTGATTTTGTTATAGATTCTGAGGAAACTTTATCTCCTATATTCTCTACTTTTTCAACACCAAGTGATGCACCTGTATTTGTATCTCCAGGGAGTATTTCCTTTTCAGAACAAGTTGATGGTGTAGGAAAAATTGTTACTGCAATTGCAGGAGTTATTGTTTTGGCTAAATTGATCGGAGTATCGCTTCCTAAAAAGGTAATTGAGACGAAAGTTTCAGATGCGTTAACCCTTATTGGGCTTGGAACTGCAATAACACTCAATACGATGTCAGGTTCTTTTACTTATGGATTATATAGAACAAAGGATAAATTCAATACAGGGTATCCAGGTTCTATAAATCAGTATCAATACAAATTCCGATACCAAGATATGGCTGTAAACTCTTCTATATTAGGCAAATCTATGAACATTAAGTTTGATGAAGTTGGAAGTTGGTGGTTCCAATCTAAGCCTCAATGA